CTAAGTTGATGCGACACTTTTGCGACAATCTAAAGGGTTGAGTCTGACTGCATCCTCAAGATGGTTGGGGGCGAAGTGTGCATATCTCATTGTCATTTTTATATCGGTGTGCCCCAGTATCTTTTGCAATACGAGGATGTTCCCGCCGTTCATCATAAAGTGGCTGGCGAACGTATGCCGCAAGACATGAGTTAACTGGCCTGGAGGAAGCTCTATCCCTGCGCGATCCAGGGCATTTCTAAAGGCGTAGTAGCACGGGGTAAATAGCGCACCATTCTTTTTGGGAAGTTCCCCCATTAGCTCGGCCGATATGGGTATTGTTCGATTCTTTTTACCCTTAGTCTTGATATAAGTGATCTTCCCCGAGGAAACCTGAGAACGCTTTAGGCTTTCTGCTTCACTCCATCTCGCTCCAGTTGCCAGGCAAATTTTAACGATTATCTCTAGGTCTTCAGCAGAACTGTTGCGGCACTCTTTTAACAGCGATTCAATCTGCTCAGCTGTGAGATATGACATCTCGCTTTCTTCAGTACGAAATTGCCTGACATTTTCTAGGGGGTTGGGTGGTGCCCACTCACCTAATCGTTTAAGTTCATTAAAGACAGCTAAAAAGTAAGCGTGTTCAAGGTTCATCGTCCGTGGCGATACTTGGCTAATTCTCTTTGTGCGAGCGAAATGCCCTTCAAGCCTTTTTGCGCGGTATGCGGTAAATAGCTGGGCGCTAAATTCGCTAGCAAGTGGGGAGCCCATGCACTCCGCCGCCCATAGCATGGATTTCTTTCTTTTCTCGCCATCTTTTAGGGTAATTCCGTGACGGTCAAACCAAAGGTGAACGAGGTCGGAAAGACGACGGCGATCTTTGCCATCACCTAGCCAGGGGGAGTTATCAACCTTTTGCATTGTGAAGTTTTCGAATGCAAGAGCTTCCCCTTTAGTAGAGAACTTTTTACGGACTCTTTTACCCTGCTTTCCATCGCTGCGATTGACTGTATAAAAGTCAGCGACCCATTGCCCATCACTTAATTTTCGAACGGTCATAACTAATCATCCGCTGATTATTGTTAGCACCACACGCCCGATAACGCTTATGTCATCAATGGAACAGTCAAAAGCCGCGCCAGCGCCGCTAACACGAACTTTCTTTACTGGGATCCGGGTCAGTGTCCTTACGCTTGTTTTACCTTCAATATCGACAAGCCATTCACCATCAAACACCTCTGAAAACTCCCTCTCGATAACGTACGTCGTTGAGCTTTCAATGATACAAAGAGGCTTCGTTGGTACTGCTTTTCCTGGCAAAAATGTAGCTTTATCCAACATAAGAACCCCTGAGTCATAAAGCTGACCGTCGACAATTTTTTGTCTGGCAATTCTCAGAATGTCGAGGTCTTCGCCGTCAAACTTTGGCCCATTCCCGGTAACCAGCCACTCAAGCGTAGCGCCCGTCTCAGCCATGCAGCGAACCACGATATCTGCCGGGAAAAAGTCCCTCTTATATCGATTAGCAAGGCTACTACTCGCTATCCCTAGATGTTCTGCAAGAGCGACTTTAGTTCTGAATCCATACGCCTCAATGACGCGATCTAAGGTGTCATTTCCGCCTTGTGAAAAATCAATTTGTAGCTTCATGAAAACTTATCCTTGCAAGTTTTCGTGGAGTGATATTAAACTCCGCTTTGTAGGTTTAAAGAAACATTGCCCATTATTGCCCTGTATTGCCGTACAGGTTAACCAGCGGAGTTTGCCTTATGCGACCAAACATTACAATCGTCATCCCTGAGCCTTACCTGCCACTTGATGAGTATTGCCGCCGTACTGGCACTAACAAAGAAACAGCTAAGAACCTGATTGAATACGGAAAGTTGCCAATCAAGCCAAAGGGTAAACAGACTAAGGGCCTGGTTGAAGTGAACATGGCTGCTCTGACTATTCAAGCTCTGAGTGAATGCGAAATTTCACTTAACGTGTAAATCATCATAGTGATTAGAGGGAGCCTAAACATGTTAGATTTTCGCGTTTCGTCACATGCACACTTTGATGATGCATGCAGAAAATTCGCGGCCACGCATAACGTGAAAGAGCTGGCCGATAAAGCCGGTATCAAGCCGCATACGCTTTACAACAAACTCAACCCGGAACAGCCACACCAGTTAACGCCGCGCGAAATCTGGACTCTGACAGACCTGACCGAAGACTCGACCCTTGTCGATGGTTTTCTGGCGCAGATCCATTGTTTGCCATGCGTGCCGGTCAACGAGCTGGCAAAAGAAAAACTGCAATCCTACGTCATGCGCGCCATGAGTGAACTCGGCGAACTGGCGAGCGGTGCCGTTTCAGGCGACCGCCTTACCACGGCCCGTAAGCAAAACATGATTGCGAGCGTAAACGCGGGTATTCGCATGCTGTCGCTGTCGGCAATGGCATTACAGGCGCGATTACAGGCTAACCCGGCAATGACTAGCGTAGTCGACACCATGAGCGGTCTCGGTGCCTCGTTCGGGCTGATGTGAGGTATGTATGTTGAATACTGAACCGTCATTCGCTTCTCTGCTCGTTAAGCAAAGCCCCGGCATGCACTACGGACACGGCTGGATCACAGGTAAGGACGGCAAGCGCTGGCACCCGAGCCGATCACAGGCTGATTTACTGGCTGACCTCTCTACACAAAAACAGGGGGAATCATGGCTATCGAAGCTGTTTCCGCGACTGTTCCGCTAAAAGCGGGTGAACGTCTGGCTGGCCTCAATCATGTGGCTCAATTGCGCGCTAGATATTGGGGCGATTGCTGGAAAGAGGTAGAACGTTTTGTCGATGATATGCGCGATAAACGTGATCCACAATTTGAAGAAAATAATCGGGCGCTGGCCGCTATTTTCTTTCTGGCAAAAATACCGGCGGCTCGTCATGAGCTCCAATTAAGTGAGCTGACTACTGACGAGAAAAAAGCGCTTATTACGGCGATGAATCATTTTCGCGCAGTGGTGAGCTTATTTCCAAAGCGGCTTACAATGCCGAATTAATACACAAATTTCATTAACTGACGTCAACCCGTCGGGCTTCCCATTGCCCGAATTCAGGAGAAAGCACAATGCAAAATATCGAACCCCGTCAATTCAAAGTCGATAAAGAGGCGCTGGCCGTATTGCTGGAAGAGGCAAAATCTGAAGAGCGCAAAGGGCGCGCACTGGCTGTATCTATCCGCCTTGAGGCACTGGCAACCCATATCGCTAACAAAGGTATGAGCGCCATAGAAGCGGCTGAACTGCTGCGCCGTGAAGCCACCCGCTACGAAAACGAATCTCAGGAGCTGCACTAATGGCCGATGCAATGGATATCGCACAACAGCGTGAACAGGCAGAACGTGAGCGCCTTATCAACAACGCGCGCAGCCGTATCGCTGCTCCTTCTCGTTTTACCTGCGAGGTATGTGACACACCAATCCCGGAAGCTCGCCGCATTGCGATTCCGGGAGTGGCCTTTTGTGTAACCTGCCAGCAAATCGCCGAGCTCAAATCCAAACATTACCGGGGGGTATAAATGGGTATTCGCATCGAAGTCGGCGACAAATGGGTTATTACCAGCGACCAATATCAATTCATCCTGAATGAAAAGAAAGTAGTTAAGTCAGGAAATAAAGCTGGTGAAGAATGGCTCGACACTATCGGCTATTATCCGAAGATTAACCAGCTTATTTCCGGCCTGATACACCATCAGATTCATGGCTCGGATATTACTGCCATTGACGCTATGGCGGAAGAAATTAAGCGGGTAGGGCAACTATGCATAGCAGCCATTCAAGGGGCTAGCGTTGATGCATAGCTCTACGGTTGCTTATGCTTATCCGTGGAATGCTCCACGGTCGGCAATAGCCAGCCCATATCTTACCTATGACCAACAGCATCGCCGCGACCGTATGTTCGCGGCTTTGCTGCATGCGCGAAAAGTGCTTTCTCTCCAGCCTGAGTGCGTGCGTTTTGACGTATATCGTACCGCTACGGTGCTGGAGCAAAATCAGGGCAGTCAACGAGCCAATGCTTTTTTAATCAGCTTCTGTAAAAAGGCATTGTCACGTCTTGAACTGGTCGCAAAAAAATACGAGAGCGCGGGTATCAACAGTAATGTCTCAACTGCCGTTTTCGGTGGTCATTTTGACACCCGACTCATGCAATATCTGGCGTCACGTATGGTTAATCTGGTCGCCAGATATAACCGCCTTCCTGATATGTCGCGAGCCGATGTTGACCTACTGGCCGGTGACATTGCTAATTTCATTCGTTCAGAGCTGGCAAATATTGATGATTCAGGTTTTGGTGAGCTCAAAACGCTATACACCTGGTACATGCACGCTGGTTTTATTTCTCTGCAATTCAATGTCACTCCTCCCCATTGGGAGCGCGTGGCAAATAAATACTTCAACAAAGATGATATCGCCCCAGCAGTAATCCGTATGTTTACTGAGTCATGGTGGCGTAATCGTCTGCGTCGTGTCGCATCGGCATGGCGCGAACATCTACAAATTGCAGTCGGCAACGTCAGCAAGAAACGACACGCCTACGCGAGTAAAAACTGTGTGACTGACTGGCGTGAGCAGAAACGCCGCACGCGCGAATTTCTCAAGGGACTGGATCTCGAAGACGAAGACGGCAACCGCATCAGCCTGATAGAAAAATATGACGGTTCTGTCGCTAACCCTGCGATACGCCGCTGCGAGCTGATGACCCGCATCCGTGGGTTTGAAAATATCTGCAATGAATTAGGTTATGTAGGGGAGTTTTACACCCTGACCGCACCGTCTAAATATCACGCCACGACTAAAGCGGGCTACCGTAACATTAAATGGAACGGCGCCAGCCCGTCGGACACGCAGAGCTATCTAACCGGCCTTTGGGCGCGCATACGCGCCAAGTTGCACCGGGAAGAAATCCGCATTTTCGGCATACGTGTTGCCGAGCCTCACCATGATGGTACGCCGCATTGGCACATGCTTATGTTTATGTTGCCGGAAGACGTTGAGCGCGTGCGCCTTATCATCCGTGATTATGCGTGGGAGGAAGACCGCCACGAACTGAGAAGCGATAAAGGCAAAAAAGCACGTTTCCACGCCGAAGCTATTGACCCGGAGAAGGGCAGCGCTACCGGCTATGTTGCTAAATACATTTCGAAAAATATCGACGGATATGCTCTCGATGGCGAAACCGATGACGAAAGCGGTGAACTGCTTAAAGAGACTGCCCCCGCCGTATCAGCATGGGCGGCGCGCTGGCACATCCGTCAATTCCAGTTTATTGGCGGCGCGCCGGTGACGGTCTACCGTGAATTGCGTCGTCTCGCTGATACCGAGACCGCGCACGGTCTGAGCGTTGAATTTGCCGCCGTCCATGATGCCGCTGACGCCGGTGACTGGGCTGGTTACGTTAATGCGCAGGGGGGCCCGTTTGTCCGTCGCGACGATTTGCAGGTGCGCACGCTGTATGAGCCTCGCGCCGAGTTTAACCAGTATGGTGAGGAAACTATCTGCATTCGTGGCGTGTACGATTCCGCCGTCGGCGCTGACACCCCGATTTTAACCCGGCTAACGCAGTGGAAAATTGTGCCGAAGCGTGCCGTTGATTTGTCCGTTGACGTTAAGGGCGCTCCTGCGCCCTCTCGGAGTTCTGTCAATAACTGTACGGGAAGCGAAAGCGATCCGCTGGAGCTGGATTTATCCAAACCGTTGAGTCGAAGTGAAAGGCGGAAGCTAACAGCCAGACTCAGGGACAAAAAACGGGTCACCAGGCGTGATTTTATCCACGGAACGGATAAACAAATTGCAGCCATTGACAGAACAATAGACGAGATTCAGCTCACTACCGGCGAAACCATTAGCCGAGGTGAGGCCCTGCACCTGATGGCCGGTGGCAAAAGTTGCATAAACGGCAAATGGTGCCGTGGTTCATCAACTGGTGAAATTTTCCCGGCAGCACCGTCACACCGAGCGCAGGTCAGACAAATCCTAAATCGAGTCGCAGGGTTAGCGTCAGTTACTAAGTTGAGACTGTAACTAATTCATATCCATATCATGCACATACGTGCTTTTGTAGAGTAACTTTTTCTTTCATCTTTTTATCGATACGTGATACTGTGTATTTATACAGTATTCCGTATTGGAGGTTGTGTGGATAGAGAGTTAAACGAGCAAGTCATGATTGAACGGGTCGAGATGATTGCGCGTCTGACGACAGAGGGCGTTTGTCAGGAAAGAGATCGTGAAATTGCTTTGAATTTAATTGCGGAAATTGCGAGAGGTAACTTGATGAAAAACAAATCTTTTTCATTTTTTTTCGCTCCCGCTCCTGTTGAACAAAGATTAAAAAAGGGGCGAAGTGAGGGTTAACATCACGTTGGATAAAGATCAAAAAATCGGGCAGCAAGTTGTCGATGCTTTGCAGTGCGAGTTGACCCGACGCGTACAATCAATTTTCCCATCAACGAGAGTGACGGTAAAAAAGGGTCAATGACAGGAGTGGGACTGGTTGGGTTCGACCAGGGGTCCGACCGAGAAGCGTTGGACGTTATCCTTCAGGAAGTTTGGGAAGATGAGAGCTGGCGATAATGTAAGCAAAATGAGAGCCCTGTGGACTCACATTCATCGACAAGACGTTTGTCTGTTATATCAAGAAAATGGTAAAAGAAAATGAGTTCTATAGTAAAAAGAAGAAGTGGTGGTATAATACAGGATCATTAAATGAACTGTTGGGCATGGTTATCTAAATATGAATGTGGTTGATTTATACTCAGGGGTAGGAGGTTTAAGCTTGGGGGCAACGCGTGCGGGCTTTAATTTAGCTGGGGCCGTTGAAATAGATAAGCATGCTATTTTTTCTCACAAATTAAATTTCCCTGAGTCTGCGCATCTCCATAAGGATGTTAGTAAACTTACTGCTCAAGATATTTTATCTGGATGTAATGTCAAAGAAATAGATTGCGTTGTGGGCGGCCCACCATGCCAGGGGTTTAGTTCTATAGGTAAAGGTAATGCTGATGATACAAGAAATGAGTTGTATGTACATTTCTTTCGACTAGTGAGTGAATTGTCTCCAATTTGTTTTTTGGCTGAAAATGTTCCGGGAATTATGAATGAGAAATATAATTCTGTAAGAGAAAAAGCATTTTCATTAGTTAGTGATCGCTACACTTTATTGCATCCGATTAAAGTTAACGCTTCAAATTATGGTGCGCCGACAACTAGAACTCGTATATTCTTTATTGGTTTTAGAAAGGATTATTCAAGCCAGTTAAAGGAGTCTGATTTCTTCCCAAAAAATATTATTGAGCAAACTTTTATTAAAGACGCCTTATACGGCTTACCGCGAATAATTAAAAAAGAATGGCAAGAAGAATCACAAGGTTGGCGAAAAGTGAAAATGGATAGAAAAGGATATTTCTATGATAGGCTTTGGGGGCATATCCCTGACAGAGTTGGAGATGCCGAATCTTTAAAAAAACTAGAGGATGGCCTGGTATCAGGATTCTTGGGCACAGTCCACTCAGACGAAATAATAAAGAGATATGGCAGTCTTTCTTTTGGTGAAACAGATAAGATTTCAAGATCTCAGCGACTTGATCCTAATGGTTTTTGCCCTACATTGAGGGCCGGGACAGGTAGTGACAAAGGAAGTTATCAAGCTGTCAGGCCAATTCACCCGACGCAAGCACGTGTCATTGCACCCCGGGAAGCTGCTAGGTTGCAAGGTTTTCCCGATTGGTTTCGATTCCATCCTACTAAATGGCATAGTTTTAGACAAATAGGTAATAGCGTTAGTCCATTAGTTTCTGAGGCTATGCTATTACCTATCTATAATTATTGCTTAAGTGTTAAAAAAGAACTTTCGAATACCATGGTACTACCTTGTAGTATTCGATAAAGTTATTAAGGTCTATATTGGCTCCAGCTGTACTGGATCCAATATAGAAGCCTAATTCTTCATGAATATTCTCAACTGTAGCTTCAGGCAATAACGATTCAATATGAATCCTTTCTTTTAAGGACATTGCAGGAACGTTAATATCTTTTGGTTTTCGCCATTCCCCAGCATAAAATGGCCAATTTCTTATTCTCGAGGAATCAATAAATTTAGCTTCCTCTTCGTCTGTATTATCTAAAACGATTGCCGTTAAAGTGACCATTTGTTGTCCATCTTTATATACGAAAGATGTTAAAGGGTGAATTCTTATATCGTTACGCCCTTTTAAACCATTCCCGACAGCCCGCTTCAATGCATTAATCAGTAATGTAGGGTATTTTTTAAATCCGACATCTTCTTCGGTAGTGTCAACTGGCATAAAGCTTTCAGTTAAAATTTCATTTATCTTTCTATATCTATAGGGTCTTGGGTCTCGCTCACCCGGATCTTTGCCTAATGTTTCAGGATGTGCGTTCAATGTGACTTTAAAAATATCTTTTGGTTTTAACTTAGTAATTAAATTAACAATTTCATTCAACTGAGCATTGAGTTCGGAAGGCATTGCATAATCTAGCCAAATTATGGTTTTTTTCATCAAAATTATAGCGATTGATGAAATCACCACTCATTTCAGGTTCTTCCCCTAGATCTATGCAGGATAGTGGTTTATTAAACTGTTGACGGCGATATACATTTTCATCACCTTCAATAGATATCATCTTATTCACTTTTAAAAGATTATGAACCTGTTTAAAATCTTCAAGGAATGGTCCTCCGAAACCAATATATTCATACTCGGATATATTGGTGTAATTATTCAATCTTCTCAAGGACTCTATAAACAGGTTCCTTTCAATGGCCTTATTTTGCCTTAAATGATATGGGATACTTCCACCGGTGCTCATTGTTTAGCCTTTTTTAAATATTCATCAAAACAATATTGACCAACTTCAGTTGGTGGTTGAGTCGCATCATCAAAGATGAATTCTGAAACTAATTTTATTTCACTAAGTCGACGGCTAAACTTTATCTGACGTAAAGGATCGGTTTCCCGTGGCATCGGAAGTTTTGGTTTAAAAACTTGACCACCGATAGAACGCCGTACTGTCGACCATTTTTCCTGTGGAATTGATTTTGCGAAATCAGTTTCAGTCGTAGATACCATATTCGAAGCAGTGCTTATAAGCTGCTTTCTTTCTTCGTTATTAGCTTTCCATTTATAGGTAAAATCAGTAAAGAATTTGAGTCCCTCTCTCATGAAGTCTTTTGTGGAAAGATATAGTTCTGAATTACCATCAACACCACGTTTAGTTGTCGTTATAGGTAATAGTTCAGCTTTTGAGGATGTAAATATCACAACACCTGAAATACCAATAAATTGGGTGTGATATTGAGGAACGCCCGCCTCTCCCCATCCAGTCAATTTTGATTTATCGGCATGAAGAACGACACGGTCATTACAGATGATAGTCCACCCTGCTTTTTCTGTAGTTGAACGACCTGATAATAATTGTTCTTCTTCCTCATCACTTGGCAAATTACGATAAAAACCAACAGCTACCTTTATTGAAACGCCATTAGATTCGTTTTTATATATATATGGGGCTATGCCATCCGTATTATCCTTAATAGAACTCTCGTCAAAAATAAGAGTTGTGCTATTTGGCTTTACAACCTTCCCATTAATCTTAACCTCAAAACCTTTCTTGATTATTAAGCTGTAGTGATTAGCAATAATGTTTATTAAATCGCTTTCAAAATCGCGGTCTTTTGATAATGATGCCTTGATGTCATTTCTTAGATCATTTATGGCAATACTGACACCTGTTTCACTTAAATCTACATCACTTCTCTCAAGATCTAATGACCAATTATTGTCATCAGTCATCCACTCAGGTGATATATTGACTGAGAATTGTTCCGTATCTGTCTTGCTTTTAATTTGAGCTGATGTTCCCATCTTAAATATGGCACGTTTCATACCAATACCATATACACCAATGGTAGGAAGATCTTCAGCTTCCCTTTCCGAAGGTCTGCCTAATCTAAATGCATAGTTCTCCGCAAGCTCTCCTGGAATGCCACCACAGTTATCAACTATCTTGAAGCAGTTTTCGTCAAACTCAATGTGCGCATGGTAACCATTGTATACGTCTGATTTACCAAAGGTCTGTTCGGGTGTGAAATTGTTCTTCCGTAATACCCCGTCCAAACAGTTATCTAATAAATCCAATATAGAGTCAGACAACTCAATGTCTCGAGTTAGCATTTCCACAAAAAATCTTTTGGCTGGAAAAGCTGTGATTTTAACGTTTGACGAAACCATAATTTATCCCTTTTCCCACTGTTGCCGACATGTTGGGGTCAGTGGCTGCGTGTAGCTCTAGAATGTAACTAAAAATTAAATCAGCATGAGTAATTCTGCATCAAAATGCATGCAAAAAAAAGTTGTCTGTTCACAGTCCAAGATGGGCAACCAGTAAGCAAAGCAGGGTAAATGCACCTGCATTAAAATCGACCCACGAAGCGGGCAGGCGAGGCGGGGAAAGCACTGCGCGCCAGCGTACTTTTGCGCATTTATTTTCGCAGCCTGAGCGCGTCGCTGTGCCGCGCGGGTTCGCGAGGGTGTCGGTGGGTGATGCGGGGGCGTCCGAGGGCTTGGCGGGCTTCTGAGGCGGTCAGGCGTGGGGGTAAGAAAAAGCCGCCCGGAGGCGGCGGAAATCAGTCACTTTCGGTGTCGAGGGTGTAACTTTTGAACCGGATCACCTCCTGACCGGCCCACGCGTTGACCTCGCGCATCCGGTCTTGTAGCGGTATGAGCTCGTTACGGACAAAAACCTTTGCCACCTTCTCGATATCACCGAGCGAACCGACGTTTTCCGGCTTGCCGCCCATCAGCTGAAACGGGATGCGGTGAGCGTCGAGCAGGTCGGCGGCGCTGACTTTTTTGATATTGAAGAAATCGTCTTTCGTTGCCACCTCACTGAGCGGCACAATTTTAATGCCGTCCGGTTTTCCGTGCGGTGCGTAGAAAAACAGATTTTTGAAGTTGCCGAGCCCCTTCGAGCTGCGCATCGCATCGCGCAGCGCCTCAACATCGGTACCGCTTTGCGCGGCGTCCGTCACATACATGATGTAACCCGCATGAGCCCCGTTCTGGTAATACTTGCGACGGAACAGCGTCGCCGCTTCATTCAGCCAGGCGGAGTTTAGCGCGCTGAGATATTCCGGCATGCCGTACAGCTCCTGGTTGATGTCAGGCTCCAGCAGATGGAATACGGATCCCGGCGCGAACGGGTGCGGCTGGTCGAATGACGGCACCCACCAATAGACATCATCTTCAATTCCACGCCGCGTGTATTTAGCCGGTGACGCTTCCAGCTTCAGCGGGCGACCGGTGACACTCTTTCGGAGCTCTAAAAACGCGTTGCCAAACACCAGAAAATCAAGCGCGAAGCGGCTGAAGTCCTGTTGTGACAGTAGCGGGTGCGGAATAAACGTTGAGGCCAGAATGTTGCGCTTAACGTAAATCGGCGAGCTGTGGTGAACGGCGGCGCGCAGGCTTTTCGCCAGCCCGTTAAAGCTGACCGGCGGTTCGAACCAGCGGCCATTATTGACGCATTCCACGTAATCCAGAATATCGCGGCGGTCGAGCACGGCGCTCGGTTCACCAAAGGTAAACGCCTCCATTTTTTGGGGCGCGCTGTCTTTCATGTTGCGCGGGCGCTTTTGTGGCTGTGGCTTGCGGCCTTTGTATTTACTCATCAGTTGAACTCCAGAATGGATGATGTTACCTGGCCGCTGCCAGCGGTAAGCGGTTCGTTTAACAGCGCGTGCATGGTCGCCCAGGCGACGTCCGCGTGACTGGCTTCCTCGGTGCGGCTGGCCTCATAGGTGGCGCTGCGCCCGCTGCTGGTCATGGTCTTACGGATTGCCATAAACGAGGTGGTGATGTCGGTGGCGCTGACGTCATATTCGAGACAGCCACGGCGGATAACGTCTTTTGCTTTCAGCACCATTGCGGTTTTCATTTCCGGCGTGTAGCGGATATCGCGGGCGGCGGGATAAAACGAGCGAACCAGCTGGAAGACGCCAATACCGAGGCCGGTCGCATCGATACCGATGTACTCGACGTTGTATTTTTCGGTGAGCTGGCGGATGGATTCGGCCTGAGTAGCGAAGTCCATGCCTTTCCACTGATGGCGCTCCAGAATGCGAAACTTGCCCCCGGCGACAACCGGCGGTGCGAGCACCACACACCCGGCGCTGTCGCCGCTGTGCGAAGGGTCGTATCCCACCCAGACCGGGCGGGAGCCGAACGGGTTGTCGGCGAACGGCGCAAAGTCTTCCCATTCTTCCAGACTGTCGACCATGCAGCGTTGCAAATCCTCGAACGGGAACACCGACGCCTTGTCGTCAACGAACTCGCACATAAACAGATTGCGGAAGTCGTCGACGCTGTTTTCGCGCTTGAGTTGCTCCAGATTGAACAGCGTACAGCCACCGGCGAGCGCATCCTCAATGGTGACAATCTGCCGCCACTGACCGTCAGGACACGCCACGCCAGCGGCGAGCACGTCATGACTGATATCGATATCAACCCGCTCGCTGGCGCTGGCGCGGCCCCGGTTGAATAATTCCCCCGACCAGAACGGGTAAGCGCCGTGTGCTAGGGTGGAAGGTGTCGAAAAGTAGGTGCTGCGCAGGTGGCTTTGTGAGGCCATGCCCGACGACACTTTGCGTAGTTTCTGGAAGTTGGGGATCCAGAAAATTTCGTCGACATACAGGTCGCCGTTGTGGCTCTGCGCGGTGTTTGAGTTGGTGCCGAGAAAAATCAGCTTTGCGCCGTTGTTGCCTATGACAATCGGGTCGCCGGTCAGGTCGACATCGACCCGGCGGGCAAACTGAATGATGTACTCGCGGAATACATACGCCTGCGTCTTACTCGCTGACAGGAAAATCTGGTTATGGCCGGTTTTCAGCGCATGCAGCAGCGCCTCGCGGGAAAAGTAGAACGTCGCCCCAATCTGGCGCGATTTCAGAATGTCGCGAATACGGTGCTCAAGCCCGGCGCGGTGCCAGCGGAGCTGATACTCGAAAGACTCCGCGAAAAAAATCTCTTCCAGTTTCTCGATAGCCTCGTCGCTGAAAAAGTTCTTTGTCGGCTTTTTGCGGTCGCCTTTGTTGCGGTTGGCCACATTGGGATTAAGGTCAACCTCATTTCCGGTCTGGCCATAGCGATTAATGCGCGCAAAGCGCTCCATCTGTCGGGCCAGAAAATCCGCCACCTTGAAATCGTGGGGTGTCAGGTTGGGCTTTGCGTAAAGCTGAATCAGCCGGGCCTCTAAGGTGCTTTCGACCCGGTTCAGCGGTGCGGTTTCCTCCCACTGGTCGCGCTGTTTCCAGCTCTGCACTGTCGGGCGTTTGGTCTGCAACATTTCGGCAATCTGCGGCACGGAAAACCCCTGCCAGTACAACAAAGCCGCCTGGCGTCGCGGGTCGTTTAATAAAGTGGTGTCGGTGGTGATGGTCATGGATGCCTCGCCGTGATTGATACAGGGCAAGGCTAAAGAAACGGGTGATGCGAATCGCTAAGGTGCTGTTGTGTGAGGGATAAGCCATCCGGGATTGATAGCGGGTGGGCGGCGACGTCGGGAAACTAACCCCGACCCGTTAACCCGATATCAGGACTCCTGACAATGGCAAAAAAAGTTTCAAAATGGTTTCGCATCGGCGTCGAAGGCGATACCTGTGACGGCCGCGTTATCAGCGCGACGGATATTCAGGAAATGGCAGAGACCTTTGACCCCCGCGTCTATGGTTGCCGCATTAACCTCGAACACCTGAAGGGCATCCTGCCGGATGGCCCGTTCAGCCGTTACGGCGATGTGGTTGAGCTGAAGTCTGAAAAGATTGACGACGATTCGGTACTGAAAGGCAAGCTGGCGCTGTTCGCCAAAATCACCCCGACCAATGACCTGATCGCAATGAATAAAAAATTGCAGAAGGTCTACACCTCAATGGAAATTCAGCCGAATTTCGCCAATAGCGGTAAATGCTACCTGGTCGGCCTCGCCGTGACCGATGACCCGGCCAGCCTCGGCACCGAATACCTCGAATTTTGCCGGGGTGCCAAATTTAACCCCCTCAACCGCTTCAAAGCCGAGCCGGGCAACCTGATTTCCGTCGCCACTCTCGCCGAGCTGGAGTTTGAAGACCAGGCGGAAAATGTCTTTACCGCCCTGAGCGACAAAGTGAAAGCGATCTTCAGCCGCAAACAGGCCAGCGATGACGCCCGTTTTCAGGATGTGCATGAAGCCGTGACGACCGTCAGTGAACATGTGCAGGAAAACCTCACTGCCACTGAACAGCGTCTTGCCACGCTGGAAAATGCCTTTGCGACCCTGAAAAAGGACGTCACCACGAAGGCTGACCAGACCAGCCAGGCATTCAGCAAGTTAAAAACGTCGCTGGATAACACCGAAAGCACCACGCAGCCACGCCGCAAGCTCTCCACCGGTGGCGGTGGCGATGAGCTGCTGACCGACTGCTAAACGGTCGTGAATTTATCGCCGGGCGACAGGCTTGCCCGGTCAGACAACCCGATTTAACCCAACAGGAAAGACTATGCGTCAGGAAACCCGTTTTAAATTCAATGCCTACCTGTCCCGCGTTGCCGAGCTGAACGGCATCGACCCGGACGACGTGAGTAAAAAATTCTCCGTCGAGCCGTCCGTCACGCAAACCATGATGAACACCGTGCAGATGTCATCGGCCTTTTTGCAGAAAATTAATATCGTGCCGGTGGATGAGCTGAAGGGTGAAAAAATTGGCGTCGGCGTCAATGGCACCATCGCCAGCACCACGGACACCAACAGCGGCAAGGAGCGTAAAACCGCCGACTTTACCGCGCTGGAGTCCAAAAAATACGAGTGCGATCAGGTCAACTTTGACTTCCACTTCAAATATAAAAAGCTGGATTTGTGGGCGCGCTTCCAGGACTTCCAGCGCCGTATTCGCGATGCCATCATCCAGCGGCAGGCGCTCGATTTCATCATGGCCGGGTTCAACGGCGTTGAGCGCGCCGAAACCTCTGACCGCGCCACTCATCCGATGCTGCAGGACGTCGCCGTCGGCTGGCTGCAGAAATACCGTAATGAAGCGCCGACCCGCGTGATGAGCAAAATTGTCGACGAAGAAGGGAATGTTGTTTCCGCTGTGATCCGTGTGGGTAAAAACGGCGATTACGTTAACCTCGATGCGCTGGTCATGGATGCAACCGACAACCTGATTGACGAGATTTATCAGGAAGATGCCGAACTTGTAGCGATTGTGGGCCGTAAGCTGCTGGCCGACAAATATTTCCCGATCGTTAACAAAGACCAGCCCAACAGCGAAGCGCTCGCGGCTGACATCATCATCAGCCAGAAACGCATCGGCAACCTGCCCGCCGTCCGTGTGCCGTACTTCCCGGCGAACGCGATTATGGTGACGCGTCTCGATAACCTGTCCATCTATTTCATGGATGAAAGTCATCGCCGCTCCATTATCGAAAACCCGAAACTCGACCAGGTGGAAAACTACGAATCGATGAACATCGATTACGTGGTCGAAACCTACGCCGCCGGGTGCTTCATTGAAAATATCAAGCTGGGCGATTTCTCTGCCGCACAACCGGAGGGCTAACCGATGACGAGCCCCGCACAGCGTCACATGATGCGGGTCTCGGCCATTGAAACCGCGCAGCGGGAAAACAACCCGCTGCGGCATGCCACTGCCTACGAGCAGATGCTGGTTAAGCTGGCCGCAGACCAACGCACGTTAAAAGCCATCTTTGGTAAAGAGCTGAAAGCCACGAAAAAGCGCGAGCTGCTGCCGTTCTATCTGCCGTGGGTCAGTGGCGTGCTGGAACAGGGCAAAGGTGCACAGGATGACATCGTGATGACCGTCATGCTATGGCGTCTCGATGTCGGCGATATCGGCGGCGCGATGGATATTGCCCGCTACGCGTTTAAGTACGGTCTGACCATGCCAGGCAAACACCGCCGCCCGCCGCAGTACATGTTTACCGAAGAGGTGGCGCTCGCCGCCATGCGCGCCCATGCCGCCGGTGAACCGGTCGTCGTCAGCCAGCTGCTCGACACGCTGGCGCTGACCGCCGCCGCCGATATGCCTGATGAGGTGCGCGCAAAACTGCACAAAATCACCGGCTTGGTGCTGCGGGACAACAAACAGCCCGCCGACGCGCTGGCCCACCTCAAGCGAGCGATGCAGCTCGACTGTCAGGCAGGCGTCAAAAAAGACATTGAACGGCTTGAGCGAGAGCTGAAGCCCAAACCGGCAACAGTTGTTAAAGCCCCGGTTAGAGCGCCGCGCGCCGTGAAAACCACGGCACCGGCTAAACGTGGCCGCCCGAAAAAGACCGTCGGTTAACAGAATGCGCCCCGCGCCAGGGCGGCACGCCGGTCGATGAGGGTGTTTTACCTGACCTGAGACCGGCGTCCACCGCCCACCTATTCAGAGGTAGTCATGACGACGCTGATTATTAAAAAGAACGATGAGCCGCAGCCGGGTGGCGTGGTGATCATCCCGCCGCCTGCCAGCGATGAGCCGGTGATAAAAAATACGTTTTTCTTTCCTGACATCGACCCGAAACGCGTGCGTGAAGGGATGCGACTTGAGCAGACCGTCGCCCCGGCCCGGCTGCGTGAGGCCATCAAAACCGGCATCGCCGAAACCAATGCCGAGCTGTTTTTGTGGCGGGAACAGCAGATTGCCGGGGGTTTTAGCAAGCTTGCCGACGTGCCGGCTGACGATCTCGACGGAGAGAGTGTGCGCGTTTTCTATTACCTGCGCGCCGTCACCTCAATGGCGACCGCCACGCTCTATGAGCGTTATCGCGGTGTGGATGCCAGCGCCAAAGGTGACAAGAAAGCTGACAGCATCGATACCACTGTCGACGAGCTGTGGCGGGACATGCGCTGGGCCGTATCACGCGTCCAGGACAAACCCCGCTGCATCGTGAGCCAAATCTGATGCAGGCCATCGCGCAACAGGGCGACACGCTCGACATGATTTGCGCCCGGTATTACGGGCGCACTGAGGGGGTCTTCGAGTCGGTGCTCGCCGCAAATCCGGGGTTAGCCGAGCTCGGCGCAGTATTGCCGTATGGCACTGTGATCGAGCTGCCTGATGTGAAGTCATCCCCCGTAACAGAAACAATAAACCTCTGGGAGTAACCACATGACGGAAGGGGAAAAAAGCGTCATTTCGCTTTTTATCATCGGCGCGCTGATTGTCGTCGGTAAAGTGCTGGCCGGTGGTGAACCGATCACCGCACGTCTTTTTATTGGTCGCACGTTGCTGGGTGGCTTTGTTTCGATGGTGGCCGGGGTTGCCTTAGTACAGTTTCCAGACCTGCCAACCGCGGCCGTGTGCGGATTTGGCTCCATGCTGGGTATCGCCGGTTATCAGGCGGTAGAGCTTGCTATCCAGCGCAAGATTAAAAAAGGGGAAAACGATGGCAGTCATTAAGACACATCCCAACGTTGCGGCATTCCTCGACACGCTGGCGTTTTCGGAAGGGACAGCAACACATCCGCTGACCCGAAACAACGGTTACGACGTTATCGTCACGGGTATTGATGGCAAGCCGGAGATTTTTACCGATTATCGCGATCACCCGTTCGCCGGTGGACGCCCGGCGAAGGTCTTCAATCGTCGCGGGGAAAAATCCACGGCATCCGGGCGTTACCAGCAGCTTTATCTGTTCTGGCCGCATTATCAGAAACAGCTCGCTTTGCCGGATTTCAGCCCGGTATCACAGGACAGGCTCGCCATTCAGCTTATTCGGGAGCGTGGTGCGCTGGAAGATTTGCAGCAGGGGCGCATCGAGCGCGCGATTTCCCGCTGTCGCAATATCTGGGCTTCATTGCCGGGTGCCGGATACGGTCAGCGTGAGCATAGCCTCGACAAGCTGGTCGCAGTGTGGCGCAAGGCCGGAGGGGGAACTGCATGAAGATAGTGATTATCCTGCTGGCGCTGGCCTGTGCGGGTCTGCTGTGGATGAGACACGATAACAGCAATTTGCGCGCCTCATTTGAACGTGCGAACCGGGTCGCCGGTACGCAGAAAACCACGATCACCATGCTGAAAAATCAGCTCAACGTTGCCGCAGAGCAGTCGCAGCGCAAAGAGCTGGCGCAGGTTGCCATGAGGGATAAGCTCACGACGGCTAACCTGCTGGCCTTTCGGCGTGAACAAACTATCACGAGGTTACTCAATGAAAATGACGCGTTTCGCCGCTGGTATCGCGCTGATTTACCTGATGCTGTGCGCCGGTTGCACCAGCGCGCCGCCTGTACCAACGCCGCCGCCGGTGATTGTTTACAACGCCTGCCCGAAGGTCAGTCCCTGCCCGATGCCGGGCAGCGACCCGCTGACTAATGGCGACCTGAGTGCGGATATACGCCAGCTCGAAAACGCCCTGAAAAGCTGCGCAATCCAGGTCGATACGGTTAAACAATGCCAGGATGAAATCGATGTTAAAGCCCAACAGTCTGCGAAAAGCCTTAACTGATGCGGTACCGGTACTGCGTACCAACCCCGATATGCTTCACCTTCGCTTGGACGATGGCAACAATACGGCGACGCTGGCGCGCTCCCTGTCGTTTGAAAAGCGGTACACGCTTAACATCGTGGTCACGGATTTTACCGACGATATTGACCTGCTGTTTGTGCCGATTATGGCCTGGTTGCGCGTCAATCAGCCGGACATCATGACAACCGACGAGGGGCGAAAAAAAGGATTTGCCTGGTTCGCTGACATTAATAACGACAGCAGCCTCGATGTCAGCATCAGCCTGTTGCTGACCGAGCGCACGCTGGTCAACGAGGTCGACGGCGCAATGTACGTTGAGAACATCCCGGAGCCGCCACCGCCGGAGCCGGTGACGAGCCCTGTTGAGATGTGGAGTAATGGCGAACTGGTGAGTAAATGGGATGAATGACTTCAAACCCTTTGAGGACAAGCTCGCCGGATTGATAGCGGCCCTTTCCCCCGCCGGGCGTCGTCGGATGACTGCCGATATTGCGAAGAAACTGCGCCAGCGGCAACAACAGCGCATTAAATCGCAAAAAGCGCCGGACGGTTCGCCATTTGCCCCGCGTAAGCGCCCGCCCGTCAGGGCAAAGCAAGGCCGGATTAAGCGCGAGATGTTTGCGAAGCTGCGCACCAATCGCTATATGAAAGCGAGCGGTAACGACAGCGCGGCGGTGGTGGAATTTACTGGGAAAGTGCAGCGCATCGCCCGCGTGCATCAGCTCGGGCTCAAGGATAAACCATCCCCCAAAAGCGCCGCCGTCGAGTACCCACAGCGTCAGCTCCTGGGCTTTACCGAAGATGACCGGCAGCTTGTGGAAAGCGTCATTATCGACTACCTCGCCGATTAACGTTGTGCCAGCCAGGGCAAAACGCCCGCAGATTGCCGCCGGAACACCCCGGCGGCATCCTTTCCCCTATGAATACTCTCGCATCTATCCAGGAACTCGCCCGCGCGATACGCAACATGATCCGCACCGGAATCGTCGTCGAAACTGACCTCGACGCCGGGCGCTGTCGCGTGCAGACCGGCGGCATTTATACCGACTGGCTCCAGTGGCTGACGCATCGGGCCGGGCGCTCGCGCACCTGGTGGGCTCCCTCCATTGGTGAGCAGGTGATGATTCTGGCCGTGGGCGGTGAGCTCGATACCGCTTTTGTGCTGCCGGGTATTTATTCCGACGACAACCCCGCGCCGTCGGCCTCTGCTGATGCCTGGCACGTTGAATTTCCCGACGGTGCCGTTATGAGTTATGAGCCGGAAACCGGCGCGCTGACCGTCACCGGCATTAAAACCGCCGATGTGACCGCATCCGATTCGGTTGCCGTCAGCGTGCCGGTGGTGCTGGTAAAAGCCGAGACCCGCGTCACCCTCGATACACCGGAGGTGGTCTGCACCAACAAGCTGACGACCGGCACGCTGGAGGTGAAGCAAGGCGGCAAGATGTCAGGTGATATCGAGCACAGCGGCGGCGCTTTCACTTCCAACGGTGTGCAGGTGGATAAACACGGACACGGCGGCATCAGGCGCGGCGATGAATGGACGGAGGGCACCCAATGACGGCGCGTTATCTTGGCATGAACCGCACGACCGGTGAAAGCATTTCAGACGTTGACCATATCAGTCAGAGCATCGGGGATATTCTGCGCACGCCCATCGGCTCCCGCGTCATGCGTCGTGAATACGGCTCGCTGTTGTCGCAGATGATTGACCAGCCTCAGACCCCGGCGCTTGAGCTGCAAATTATGGCGGCGTGCTACATGGCGATCCTGAAGTGGGAACCACGCGTCAGGCTGACAAGCATCACCACAGCGCGGCAGTTTAACGGGCAAATGGTCGTCGACGTGACCGGCCAAATCACCGATACCGGCGAGAGCCTTTCCTTAACCATTCCTGTGAGTTGAATCTATGGCAGTTATCGACCTGAGCCAGCTCCCCGCACCTGATGTGGTGGAAACGCTGGATTTTGAAGCCATCCTCGCCGAGCGCAAAGCGACGCTGATTTCACTGTACCCGGAAGATGAGCAGGAAGCGGTCGCAAGGACATTGACGCTGGAGTCAGAGCCACTGGTGAAATATCTCGAAGAGAATGCCTATCGCGAGGTGATTTTACGCCAGCGAATTAACGAGGCGGCGAAAGCCGGGATGGTGGCCTATGCCATCAAAAACGACCTCGACCAGCTCGCGGCAAATAATAACGTTGAACGCCTGGTCATCACCCCCGGAGACGAGACCCAAATCCCGCCGGTGGCGGCGGTCATGGAATCTGACAGCGATTTACGTCAGCGCGTACCTGCTGCTTTTGAGGGGATGAGTGTTGCCGGGCCAACCGGTGCCTATGAATTTCACGCCCTGAGTGCCGACGGACGTGTCGCGGATGCTTCGGCGAACAGCCCGGCTCCAGCAGAGGTCACTATCGCGGTACTGTCGCGGGAAGGTGACGGCACGGCGTCGGACGATTTATTGCTGGCCGTCAGTACCGCGCTGAATGATGAGAGTGTACGACCGGTCGCTGACCGCCTGACAGTCGTCTCGGCTGAAATCGTCAATTATGCGATCGACGCGGTGCTGTATGTGTACCCCGGCCCGGCGACCGAGCCGATTCTTGCCGCCGCAAAAGCGCAGTTAACTGCCTATATCACAGAGCAGCGCCGCCTTGGTCGTGACATCCGAATGTCGGCGATTTACGCCGCGCTGCATGTGCAGGGGGTCCAGCGCGTCGAACTTCGCGAACCGCTGGCTGATGTGGTGCTGGATAAAACCCAGGCCGCTTATTGCACCGACGCCCGCGTCATTATCGGGGGATCGGATGAATAATTCGCTGATGGCGAACGGGTCATCTCTGCTGGAACAGCGAGCCGCCGCAGCATGCGCCTCTATCAGCGATTTATCTGTACCGCTGCGAGATTTGTGGAATCCGTGGAAATGTCCGGTGAAATTCCTGCCCTATCTGGCGTGGGCGTTTTCTGTCGACCGCTGGGAAGAAACCTGGTCAGAAACGGAAAAGCGCCAGGCTGTCAGTGATGCGTTTTGGATCCACCAACGCAAGGGAACCGTCGCCGCCGTTCGTAGGGTGATTGAAACGCTGGGCTACAGCATGACGCTCCAGGAGTGGTGGAAGGTTGCCGACCCTGCCGGGACTTTCCGCCTTGAGATTGACCTCAATGATATCGGCATCACTGAGCCGATGATTTACGAGCTGGAGCGGATTATTGGCGACGCGAAGCCAGTCAGCAGACATATATCACAGCTCACGTTATCAGCATCAACTTATGGCCCGGCAAATATTGGTGCCGCTGTGTTTGATGGTGATGTGATTACCGTTTATCCGCCGGGATATAAGCCGGATGACAGTATTTATTACGATGCCACTGCGCATTACGACGAAAATTATCAATATTCCGGGGACTGATATGTCTTTAATCAGCGAAACAGCACAGTGGGAAAGCGACATTCCGTTAATTAAGCGCGGTGACAAAGTGGCCGGGGGGACGGATGGTCTGGTGAACGTTCAGACGAGTATTCTCGCCGACCGCACAGCCTACCTTAGAGATCAGCTTAATGCCTACAATGGCCTGTTAAAATCGGGCGAATTACCGTTCACCAGTGCGGCGGCAGCACAGGCCGCGATTGCTGCCGGGAAAATACCGGAAGGAGGCGTATTCTCTATCCGGTCAACCAACCCTGCCTACTGGGTTGAAGAGGCAAAGAATACAAATGGGGCGGTAACGCTGACCGGGAAAACTATTCTGTCTGATTTAATGCAGATGGTCACAGTCAGGGTTTCCGATAACGACACCGACGGAACAGCGGCGGGGTTATCCGCGACAAAGCCGGAACAGCATTTTCTGGTAATTAATCCAGACGATAAAACATCTCCGTTCACGGTATATAAAAATAATAAAGGTGTGGCGGAAAGGGTGTCCGATATTATTGGCTACTCGACGTTACAGGGATTTATTGATGCCGGGTTTATTCCCGAATACCTTAACCCGGCGAGTGGCTTTATTGTTGCTTTCCGCGACCCGGTCACGCAGCGCGGCGCACTGGCAATTACGAGAAGCGGGGAAGTGATTGCCCCCCTGCTGAGAATTGAGAAGGGGGTTATTTCTCACAGTAATCTCGATCTTGGTTTACAGGAGGTGGTGCCGACAAAACTCGACCCGGCCTACGGGTTTTCTCTCGCCTGGATTGATCCGAAAACCCGCCGCTGCGCCCTGCGGGTGACAACTTCAGGAGAAGTGGAAATTCCACTGATTAAGCTGGGTGATGGTTCGATCGCGCTGGAGAAACTGACGCCAGAGGTGCAGGGGTTAATGCCGGTGACACTAGACCCGGCAAGCGGTTTTGTCCTCGCCTGGGTTGACCCGAAAACCAAACGCTGCGCACTGCGGGTGAAACAGAATGGCGTGGTTGAAATCCCGCTGCTGTCCATTGGTAAAAACGTGATTACCCTGGACAACCTGACCGAGGAACTGAAAAGCGCCGTTCTGCCGTTTGCACAGGACGTGGTTGATGTTCCACCTGATGCCGTACGCGCGGTGCTGGCTGATGTTACCGCACGGACGAATGATGCGGATGGTTCTGGCTGGGCGGCGCTGTCACCGCGAGCCTGTCGCGCGCTGTACGGGGTAAACCATACCGGTACAGCGGTTGAATATCGTCGCGCGTTTGGCCTGAAAATCGCCGGGAAAGCACAGGGTACCCCATTTAACCCCGGCTCTCTGGCTTCCCTGCGTCGTCGCGGGCGGCTGACCAGTACGACCATTGTCACGCCGTCCGGCCAGTTTGTGGCGGGCGATTACTACAGCTATGAGGCGTACAACACCAATTCCAGCGTGTCAGAGAAAACGCCAGGCATCTGGAACGGAATGCAGGTCTATCTCGGTGATCTGCTTGTATACGATGGCACCGGGTGGAATATCCAGCGCTCCCCAGGCTCCGGCGCGCCGCGTAAAAACGATACCTGGTATGAAGTCACCGCGCCGGGCGTGTTTGCGGGTATGACACTGGCCGCCGGGGATAAACTCCTTTTTCTCACTCTCCAGACGGCAGGGGGCGGTTTTTTGCAGCCGCAGTTTGCTGCCGTTAGTGCCGGGGCTGACCTGCTTTTTTATGCCGGTGAATTTAATCCGTCGGAGGGGATGCCGTCTCGTCCTCTGCAAAATGTCATCTGGCAGGCGTCCGCCGGGGGCGTGGCCGGTACAGAGAATTTTCGCGCCGGTGACTATGCCCTGTTTGACGGTAATGCATGGGTGATGATTGCCAATGATGCCCCTGAGCAGGTTCCAGACGGGAAAAGCATCAGCTTGCGGTGTACCGCCAGTGCTGATGAATGGGAGTTTCGGCGCGTGGACAAGTCAGCCGCCGCCGTCGGTATTCGCCTGACGTCGCAGGTGGCCTCTGCGATGAAAACCGGGCTGGGTAAAAAGCTGTTGCTCATCGGTGACTCGATGTTCGGCAGCGGAACATCGGGCAGCACCATTATCGCCGCCACTAACCGCACCGGGGAGGTGCGCTCTTACGGTGGCTCCACCTCTGATCAGGTGCTGGGCATGTTTAAACAGGAGGTGCTCTCCTGGGGAGACCGCTGGGCGGGCCAGGTGATTGCGGTCTGGCACGGCCAGAACAATCAGCCGAAAACCGATGTGAACGCCTCGCAAATCCGGGAAGCGTCATTGCAGATTGCGGCACTGGCCGGTGCGCGTGATATCCGCTGTTTGTTCCTGACCATCATGGGACAACGTGAGGCCAGCTGGAACGGCGAGCGACTGGTGTTTCCCCAGCATGAAAACCAGTTTGCGGAAACAGGATACCTGTATGAGCTGACTGAGTGGTACCGGCGCATTCTGCCGGGCCGTCATGCCGTGGTGTACGAAATTATGCTATCGGCTGCGACGGATGCCATCGACCCGACGCATCCGGGCATGACTGAAAAGCAGGTGGCGGCACGATACGGTGTGTTGCCCTGGTCATTCTTCAATAACGCGGTGCTGCCTGGGGCGATGACAACATCCGACATTCACTATGTTGGTACATGGAGCGCGTCCGGCCTGCCGTCCGGCGGCAATCACGCCGATTATTATCTGCGGATTGCAGGCGGCACCGTGGGAAATGTTCTGGTGAATAACGGCGGTACATGGTCAGAGGTGGCGATTGATATCACCCACATGAGCCAGGCAGGAGGGCGGGCGCTGGCTTATGGCGGGCCGGGTTTCAGCCTGGGTGACGGGTACAAATCCATTCCGGCACGTGACGGTATCGCCGGAATTCTGATGAACAATTATTTTTTTAAATGAGGTAACTATGGGCCTGCTTAATGAACTCATTGGCGCAAATTTCACTGACCCGCGACTGCCGATTATTCTGGACTATCCCGGCCTGACGCTCGGATCCCTGGCATTAATGGATGTCTCAGAAATTCCGGCCGATTTTGATTTTTCGGGCGTTGGGAAAAATATCCCCCTGAATAATCTGGCAAGCAAAGAAGCTGCCACCCTGACAGGGAAAACAAAAGCGGAGCTGGAATTTAGCTGGAATAACACGCTGATCACCACGGGCGCCACGCCAGAGGCGAAGTTTGAACGCACGCCACGCGGCGGGGTTCACGGGATTGTATCGCTGGTTAACCAGACGCTGGGACACCGTGGCCGGTTTACCTGTCCGGGTATCATGCCGTACATCGCTGAGCACCAGAACGATCATAAATTTGCCGTGTTTGCGCACTATCAGGTCACGCGGGTGGGAAGTGGCACACCGGCAACCCAGACCACGGAAATGCTGATTGCGACGCAGGTTTCCCCTTCAACGAACCGTTTGATTGTGGGGCGTTTGCCTAACGCGGTATCAGCTGGCCCGGCGCTGTTCAGCCTGCAATCGGACAAAAATGGCAATGATTTCACCGGCAGTATTTACTACCAGGATTTACCGGTATGGGGGGCGGCGTCGGGATTTGGTTCCCTGGTGAACAATGCCTGTAAGTCCTATGTGCTTTACCGCCTGCACCTTGTGGATATTGACGCCTCAGGGATGTCATTTGCTGAAATCGCAGCAACCGAGCAGCAGGTATTCAGCGCCAACTTTGGCGAAGGCGGCAAGTATGCCGGTGACAGCATTCCAACCTCGCCGGCAGCGCTGCCGTAAGGGGATAGTGTGAGCATGAATTACTATGCCATTCTGACCGATTACGGGGAGGCGGCGTTTACTAAGGCGGTGGCATCCGGTGAGCCTGTGAATTTTGCAGAAATGGCGGTCGGTGATGGCGCGGGTATCATCCCGCAGCCGGACAGAACGCGCACAGGTCTGGTGAATGAAGTGTATCGCGGCCCGCTTAACCGTGTAGTCATTGCAGATCAGAGCGCGAGTGTTATCCGCACGGAAATGATAATCCTGCCGCAAACCGGTGGTTTCTGGCTGCGAGAGGCAGCGCTCTATGACGATGCCGGGGAGTGCCTGGCGGTAGCCAGTCTCCCGCCAGTATATAAGCCGCTTCTGGCAGAAGGGGCCGGGCGGTTGCAGGCCATCAATCTGTGGATAGCCGTCAGCAAAACTGCCGCTGTAGAGCTTAAAACCGATCCAACGGTCATTATTGCCTCGGTGGAGGAGGTTGATCGTGCGAAAAATGAGGCAAAGGATTATGCCGACAAGATTGCGGGCCAGCTGGATACGGATATACAGCAGGTGATTGCCGATGCGATAACGGCGGCAAAGCGAGATTTCTGGGAAGATGATAACCCCGTGGGGACGACGCGATTTTTTAATCAGAGCGTCAACCCGAATGAAAAGTGGCCCTGGTCTGAATGGGTGTACACCGGCGAAAACAAAACGATACGCATCGGCAAGGCTGACGGTTCAAACGTCGGGCAGACCGGCGGCAGCGATAGCATCACGCTCCAACGCGCTAACCTGCCTGCGGTACAGATTGACGTGAGCGGCGAAACCAGTGAACAGGAGGAGCAGAAGATAAGAACATCTGAAAACGGCGAGCACAATCATGGTGGTGTCGCTGGTAAGGATGACCCGTGGGAAATAGGCGGGGATGTTCGGCAGCTCTTTAACCCGAAAGAGCTGGGTGTCACGGATATGGGCGGGAAGCATGACCATGAAGTCATAGTGCCCCCGCACAAACACACGACCACCGGCAAAACCGATAACCTCGGTGAAGGGAAATCATTCAGCGTGGTTGAGGCTCACACACTGCTGATGTGCTGGAGTCGTGTTGCCTGACCTGTGACGGTCATTCCTGTTGTACTACCCCTGTTACAGCGGGGATGACTCGTCACCCTTTCCACCACGATTGAAAATAATGCTCACCCTTAACCACGGAGTTAAACGGATGAGCGATTTTCATCACGGCGTCCAGGTTGTCGAGATTAACGACGGCACCCGCGTCATTTCCACCGTATCAACGGCTATTATCGGCATGGTCTGCACGGCCAGCGATGCCGATGCTGCCACCTTCCCACTCAATAAGCCCGTACTGATTACCAGCGTGCAAAGCGCCATCGCCAAAGCGGGTACAAAAGGCACCCTGGCCGCATCCCTCCAGGCGATCGCCGACCAGTCGAAACCGGTAATTGTCGTTGTGCGCGTAGCCGAAGGTACCGGCGACGATGCCGAAGCGCAGACTATCTCTAATATCATCGGCGGCACCGACGAAAACGGCAATTACACCGGGCTGAAAGCACTGCTCACGGCGGAGGCCGTCACCGGCGTTAAACCGCGCATCCTCGGTGTTCCGGGGCTCGACTCCCTTGAGGTTGCAACTGCTCTCGCGCCGATTTGCCAGAAGCTGCGCGCCTTTGGCTATATCAGCGCATGGGATTGTAAGAACATTTCCGAGGCGATGCTCTATCGCGAGAATTTCAGCCAGCGTGAGCTGATGGTTATCTGGCCGGATTTTCTGGCATGGGATACCACGGCGAACGCGACCGAGACCGCCTGGGCGACCGCCCGCGCGCTGGGCCTGCGCGCCAAAATCGACCAGGACACCGGCTGGCATAAAACCCTGTCAAACGTTGGCGTGAACGGTGTCACCGGTATCAGCGCGTCGGTCTTCTGGGATTTGCAGGAATCCGGCACCGATGCCGACCTGCTTAACGAGGCTGGCGTCACCACGCTCATTCGCAAAGATGGTTTTCGATTCTGGGGTAACCGCTGCTGCTCCGATGACCCGCTGTTCCTGTTTGAGAACTACACGCGCACCGCGCAGGTTATCGCCGACACAATGGCCGCTGGTCACATGTGGGCGGTCGACAAGCCGATCACTGCCACGCTGATTAAAGACATCGTTGCGGGTATCAATGCGAAATTCCGCGAGATGAAAACGGCGGGCTATATCGTCGATGCGACCTGCTGGTTTGATGAATCGGCCAACGACGCGGCGACCCTCAAAGCCGGGAAACTGTATATCGATTACGACTATACGCCGGTTCCCCCTCTCGAAAACCTGACGCTACGCCAGCGCATTACCGATAAATACCTGGCGAATCTGGTGTCATCGGTTAACAGCAATTAAGGAGCCCTGACCAATGGCAATGCCGCGCAAGCTCAAATACCTGAACACGTTTCTGGATGGCGTCAGCTATCTCGGCGTTATCGAGTCCGTCACCCTGCCAAAGCTGACCCGTAAGCTGGAAAATTACCGGGGCGGCGGGATGTCAGGCTCGGCCCCTGTCGATTTTGGCCTCGACGATGACGCGCTGGCGATGGAGATTTCCCTCGGCGGCTTCCCTGATGATGCGATCTGGTCGCTTTACGGTGCCGTCGGTACCGGGACGCTACTGCGCTATGCAGGCTCTTACCAGCGGGACGATACCGGCGAAACCGTGGCGGTGGAAGTTGAGACCCGTTTCAAGGTGAAGGAAGTCGATAACGGCGAGAGCAAACAGGGCGAGGATACCAGCAGCAAATTATCGCTGGTCTGCACTTACTACAAGCTGACCATGAACGGTAAAGAGCTGGTAGAAATCGACGTCCTCAACATGATTGAGAAGGTGAACGGCGTCGACCGACTCGACCAGCACCGCCGCAATATCGGCCTGTAATTTTCCCCGGCCAGCATGCCTGGCCGGTTAATCCCGAATCCGTAAACAGCGAGAAAATCATGAGCAAAGAAAACATCGTCACCCTGGAAAACCCCATCAAACGCGGCGAGCAGGTCATCGAAAAAATCACCCTGATGAAGCCCAACGCCGGAACCCTGCGCGGTGTCAGCCTGGCCGACGTTGCGCGCTCTGAAGTCGACGCCCTGATTAAAGTGCTGCCGCGTATGACCAGCCCATCACTCACCGAGTCGGATGTCGTCATGATGGATTTACCCGATTTGATGGCGCTGGCAACAAAGGTGATCGGTTTTTTGTCGCCGAATTTGGCGGATTAAATTTTCCGAAAGATATGTCGGTCGATGACCTGATGGCGGATATCGCGGTGATTTTTCACTGGCCGCCATCAGAGTTATATCCCATGAGCCTGACCGAGCTCACCACCTGGCGCGAAAAAGCGCTACAGCGAAGCGGAAACACGAATGAGTAACGACGTTAAATTGCAGGTATTACTCAAGGCTGTTGACCAGGCGACCCGCCCGTTTAAATCCATCCAGACAGCGAGCAAAACGCTGTCTGGTGATATCCGGGACACTCAAAAATCACTGCGTGAACTGAACGGCCAGGCATCCCGTATCGACGGGTTTCGCAAGGCCAGCGCGCAACTTGCCGTTACCGGTCAGGAGCTGAAGAAAGCTAAACAGGAAGCCGCCGCACTGGCGATCCAGTTTAGAAATACGGAACAGCCGACGCGCGCGCAGGCGCAGGCAATGGATGCCGCCCGAAAAAGTGCCGCAGCGCTCCAGCTCAAACACAACAGCTTGCGGCAGGCTGTACAGCGCCAGCGGCAGGAACTCAGCCAGGCGGGAATTAATACCCGCACCCTGGCGGCAGACGAGCGCCGGTTAAAAACCAGCATCAGCGAAACGACGGCGCAGCTTAATCGCCAGCGTGAAGCACTGGCGCGCGTCAGCGCGCAACAGGCAAAGCTCAACGCGGTTAAACAGCAATATCAGGCCGGTAAAGAGCTGGCCGGAAATGCGGCCGCAATGGGTGCCGCCGGTGTCGGTATGGCGACGACAGGCACGCTGGCCGGTGTTGCACTGATGAAACCGGGTTATGATTTTGCGCAGAAAAACTCCGAGTTACAGGCTGTACTCGGCGTGGCGAAAGACTCCGCAGAAATGACTGCGTTGCGAAAGCAGGCCCGACTGCTGGGCGACAATACTGCCGCCTCTGCCGATGATGCTGCCGGGTCACAGATAATTATTGCAAAAGCCGGTGGCGATGTGGCGGCAATTCTAGCCGCGACGCCAGTAACTTTAAACATGGCATTGGCTAACCGACGCACGATGGAGGAAAACGCTCAGCTTTTACTTGGTACCAAAAACGCATTTCAACTATCAAATGACCGGGTAGCCCACATTGGTGATGTGCTTTCAGCAACGATGAATAAATCGGCCGCAGATTTTCAGGGGTTGAGCGATGCCCTGACATACCTCGCTCCTGTTGCTAGGACTGCTGGAGTGAGCTTGGAGCAAGCGGCAGCAATGACCGGGGTGCTTCATGATAACAACATCACTGGATCTATGGCCGGTACTGGTAGCAGTGCCGTGGTTAGTCGTCTTCAGGCACCTACAGGAAATGCGTGGGAAGCATTAAAAGAACTAGGAGTTAAAACGGCTGATAGTAAAGGAGATATGCGGCCAATCTTTAGTATTCTGAAAGAAATAGATGCCAGCTTTAACAGAAATAAACTTGGTAGCAGCCAGAGGGGGGAATATCTAAAAACAATTTTTGGTGAGGAAGCCCTTAAGTCGTCAAACGTATTGATACAAGCAGCCTCAAGTGGAAAATTGGACAAGTTAACCGCGGCCTTTATGGCCTCAGATGGTAAGACCGATGAGCTGGTTAAGGTCATGCAAAATAACCTCGGCGGCGACTTTAAAGAGTTTCAGTCGGCATATGAGGCTGTAGGTACTGACCTTTTTGACCAGCAGGAGTCCTCCTTACGCAAACTGGTGCAAACCGCTACTGGCTACGTTCTCAAACTTGATAAGTGGATCCAGCGAAATAAAGAGCTCGTGCAGACGCTTGGGGTGATTACCGCTGTGGCGATCGGGGTCGTGGGGATGATTGGGGCTATTGGACTGATTGCCTGGCCGGTGATAACCGGTGTAAATGCCATCATCGCCGCTGCGACGGCACTCGGTACCGTATTTACAACGGTGGCCGGAGGCATCATTACCGCTATTGGTGCGATTTCCTGGCCGGTTGTCGCTGTTGTGGCTGCGATTGTCGCCGGGGCATTGCTCATCCGTAAATATTGGGAGCCCATCAGCGCATTTTTTGGCGGCGTGATGGAAGGATTGCGTACGGTCTTTGCGCCAGTAGCAGAACTATTTGCACCGCTTAAACCGATGTTTGACTGGCTAGGTGGAAAACTTAAAGCCGCATGGGACTGGTTTAACAATCTGATTGCGCCGGTTAAATCATCACAGGAAACGTTAAACAGTTTCCGAGATGCCGGTGTGTTGTTTGGTCAGCGCCTGGCTGACGCTCTTACTTTACCGCTTACAGCATTCAATAAGCTGCGCAGCGGTATTGATTGGGTACTTGAGAAGCTCGGCATAATCAACAAAGAGTCCAGTACGCTTGACCAGACTGCCGCGAAAGCAAACGCAGCCACGCAGGGTAACACTTATATCCCGGCTACCAGTACTTATAGCGGCTATCAGGCATACCAACCTGTCACCGCACCCGCCGGGCGTTCTTACATCGACCAGAGTAAAAGCGAGTATCACATTTCCGTTGATGGTAGCGGGAGCGGCACGCAGCTCGATCGTCAACTACAGGATGCGCTCGAAAAGTTTGAGCGTGACAAGCGTGCTCGTCAGCGGGCCAGCATGATCCACGACTGACAGGAGGTAACGAGAAATGATGCTTGCACTCGGTATGTTTGTTTTTATGCGCCAGACGTTGCCACACCAGACGATGCAACGCGATGCCGAATATCTGTGGCCGTCAAACTCACGCGTAGGTAAACGGGATTCTTTCCAGTATCTGGGGCCGGGGGAAGAAAGAATTACCCTGGCCGGTGTGTTATACCCGGAGCTCACCGGTGGAAAGTTGACGATGACAGCTATTCGTTTAATGGCTGACGAAGGGCGCGCCTGGCCGTTGCTGGATGGCACCGGCACTATTTACGGTATGTACGTCATCAATAATATCAGCGAGACAGGGAGCCTGTTTTTTGCTGACGGCACGGCGAGAAAAATTGATTTCACGCTGACGCTCACCCGCGTGGATGAATCACTCGCGGCGCTGTATGGCGATATTGGCGAACAGGCCAATGCACTTATTGGCAAGGCGGGTAATATGGCTTCGTCAGTGGCCGGCATGGTGGGGATTAGCTGATGCTGGATATGATGAATCTCAATGCGGGTGGCGTCCTGACGCCCGATTTTATGCTGATGCTCGACAGCAAAGATATTACCGGCAATATCAGTAACCGCTTAATGAGTCTGACGATGACCGATAACCGCGGATTTGAGGCAGACCAGCTTGATATCGAGCTCGATGACGCTGACGGGCTTGTCGAGTTGCCGTTACGTGGTGCTGTGCTGACACTTTATCTGGGATGGAAAGGGTTTGCGTTAATTAACAAGGGCTCTTTCACTGTCGATGAGGTTGAGCATCATGGCGCACCGGATAGCGTGACAATCCGTGCCCGTAGTGCCGATTTTCGGGGAACGTTAAATTCCAGGCGAGAAGAGTCATGGCATGACAAGACTTTAGGCGAAATTGTGGCGGCGATAGCGACGCGTAACAAACTGACATCGAGAGTCATACCTGAACTGGCGGGAATTAAAATCCCGCATATCGACCAGTCACAGGAATCGGATGCTAAATTTTTGACTCGTCTCGCCGAGCGAAACGGCGGTGAGGTTTCGGTAAAAGCGGGAAAGTTGCTTTTTCTGAAAGCTGGTCGTGGGTTAACAGCCAGCGGGAAGGCTATTCCGCAAGTCACTATCACCCGCAGCGATGGGGACAGGCATCAGTTTTCGATTGCCGACCGTGGGGCATATACCGGTGTAACGGCAAAATGGTTGCACACCAAAGACCCGAAACCACAAAAGCAAAAGGTGACGTTAAAGCGGAAACCGAAAGAACAGCATTTACGTGCACTACAGCATCCCAAAGCCAAACCGGTAACGAAGAAAAAAGAGGTGAAGACGCCGGAAGCCAGGGAAGGTGAATACATGGTCGGCGAGGATGACAACGTGTTCGCCCTGACGACAATTTTTTCAACCAAAGCGCAGGCGATGCGAGCTGCCCAGGCAAAATGGGACAAACTGCAACGTGGCGTTGCTGAGTTTTCAATCAGGCTGGCGATGGGGCGGGCTGATCTTTACCCTGAGACGCCGGTACAGGTTAAAGGGTTTAAGCGCGTCATAGACGAGCAATCTTGGACGATCAATAAAGTTATGCACTACCTGAGTAAAAGCGGCTTTACGACGAGCCTAGAGCTTGAGGTGAAATTGTCGGATGTTGAGTACGAATCTGAAAGCAGCTGAGGAAGACTCGTATATAAAAAAACCCGCTTGTGGCGGGTTTTTTTATGACTAGCTACTAGTGTAACTTTTTGTTTTTGAATACATTAATACTTTTGCTGGCTCTGGCATAAGATTGCCCATTTCTTTGCAAGTTGACAATGGGGAATCTAATGTATAGCCAAAAGCTTTAAATTGGTTAACAACGGTAAAGGTATTGATACCATTAAGGAATGAAGAAGGGGTATCTTTTGTCCATATCGGTGTGCATAACCCATTAGTTATGAGCGCTTCATAGGCTTCACGAGTGATGTTTTTTGCGGGTATAACTACAGTTATGTCATTATTTTTCTTGGTAATATCTGTAGGTTGAAAGACCTTTAATTCCTTTTTCAACGTGCTGATATCAGCATCACTAGCCAACGCACTAAAAGAAACTAAAAGTGCGGTGCTTAAAAATAAAGATTTGATAGCTGTCAT